TTATCATGCACATAAGCGTGAACTTGCAGGAGATAAGCCCATCAAACCAATGGATATTTGGATGGAAACAGTAGCGGATGTCATCGTTGGTGATGCAAACCCAAAAGCCATAAAGCAGGAAGCCTAAGCAGATTATTGGTTGAGTTGGCAATTGCCACTCACATTCCAATGAGTGAATGGGTTGATGCGGATGACATATTAACAGCGATCGAAGTATTGGAGGCAAGGAATGGAAAATGAAGCCATTGCATACAATAAAAAAGATCTGCGTGATATTTACAAAGCATTCAAACTTATGGATGATCAGGCTACTGAGGAAGCAAGAGCGCAATCTGCTGCTTTGGCTTATTTTGCATCAGAGGAAATTAAAACAGCAGCTAGAGGACGAACAAAGGCTGGCAAGGTTGCGGAAAGAGTTGCGGACGGAGTTAGCATCTCGAAATCGAGCAAAATCGGTGAGTTCAGTTATGGTTTCGCACGACAAAAATTTTCAGGTGGGGCTACAACGCAAACCTTATGGGGTGGTATTGAGTTTGGATCTAATAAGTTCAAGCAGTTCCCTTCATATTCAGGACGGCAAGGCAGAGGTTCAAGAGGTTGGTTTATCTATCCAACCCTTCGCAGAATTCAGCCTGAATTGATTAATAAATGGGAACAGGCGTTCAATCGCATTATTAAGGAATGGGTTTAATGGCTACTGGTAATCGCACGCTTAAGTTATCAATTCTTGCCGATGTTGATGACTTAAAAAAGAAGCTAGGCGATGCCGATAAAGCCGTTGAAGAAAACTCAAATAAGATTTCTGAATTTGGCAAAAAAGCAGCAGCAGCATTTGCAGTAGTTGGAGCAGCTGTCGGAGCGTATGCAATCTCAGCAATAAAGGCAGCAGCTGAGGATCAGGCATCACAAGTTAGGCTTGCCAATGCCTTGCGTAATACAGTTGCAGCAACCGATGAAGCCATTGAAGCCACAGAGCGTTGGATCGCAAGACAATCTAAGGCGACCGGTGTTACAGACGATCAATTAAGACCGGCATTAGAGCGATTAACTCGAAGCACCAAAAACATTGAGGAAGCACAGAATTTAACTAATTTAGCCTTAGATATTGCAGCTGCAAAAAATTTAGATTTGACAACTGTGGCAAATGCATTAGCCAAAGCCAACGATGGACAAACTACTGCCCTTAAGAAATTGGGTATTACTCTTGGCGATAATGCAAATAATTTGACTGAATATAACAAATTGCAAAAAGCATTGGAAAAAGCACAACTTGAAGCAAATTTTGCTTTAGAGGAATATGGCGTCAAGTCTAAAGAATATATTAGAGCCTCTGAAAAAGTAGCCGAAATCACTCAAAAGGCTAATGATGTTGCAATGGAAGGCATTGATGTATTTGGCGAATTAGGTACTCAATTTTCTGGTGCAGCATCCGAAGCAGCAGATACATTTGAAGGCAAAATGAGGCGATTAAAAATTGGAATGGATGAAGCAAAAGAAAGTCTTGGAACTGCTTTGTTGCCAACAGTTGAAAAATTCATTACATTTTTGAATGACACAGGCATTCCTACACTTGACGGATTTATTGCTGGATTAACTGGAGATCAAGGTTTAAGCGCATCTTTAGCAGAAAGCCAAAAGGGTGCTGAATCATTTGGAAAAGCAATTGGCGTTGTCGTTGATATTGTTAAAGGATTTATCAATTTTATCAGAGAAGTTATTGGCGGTTTAACAGAGTTAGCAAATCAAGCAATTCGATTTATTAATTTGATTAAATCTGGTAGTGATATTAGTTATTTGCCAAACATTTCTCCAAGTGCAAGTCAGGCTGGAATGTTAGGCGCACCAGCAGTACCATCCTTGCCGGCAATTCCTGCAAACACTAGAGAAAACCGAACAACAGTCAATAACATTACAGTTCAAGCCGTAGATTCTGAGGGTGCTGCTAGGGCAGTCACAAAGGTAATTAATCAGAGTTCATCAAGATCAGTTCCACAGCTCTATAACAGCGGCATCACTAGAGCGAGATAATGTCAGTCTTTACGCCTGAATATAAGTTAAGCATCAATGGTGTGGAATACACCGATGTTGCCATTTCTGATATAGCCCATCAAGCAGGGCGTGAGGATATTTACGCACAACCAACTCCATCTTATATTCAAATCGCATTAGTGGCTTTGAATAATGAAAACTACAATTTCCAAATTAATGACGGAATAGCATTACAGGTCAAAGATAGCACCAATGTTTTTAGGACTTTATTTGGTGGCAACATTACAGACATCACCACCGAGGTTGCATCAGCTAGTAGCGTTGCAGAAACCTTCACTTACACAATCCTTGCATTAGGTTCATTGGCTAAACTGCCAAAGGTTATTTATGACGGCACATTGGCTAGAGATGATGACGGCGATCAAATATATGAATTGCTATCCGATTTATTCCTAAACAACTGGAATGAAGTGCCAGCAGCTGAAACTTGGGCAGGTTATGATCCAACAACTACTTGGGCAAATGCTGAAAATTTAGGACTTGGTGAAATCGATCGTCCTGGAGTTTATGAAATCATAGCAAGAGGATCAGACCCAGATACTGTCTATAACATTGCAAGCCTTATTGCTGACAGCGCATTTGGTGTTTTGTATGAGGATAACGAGGGTCGCATTGGATATGCCGATGCTGTTCACAGACAGAATTATCTTGCCAATAATGGTTACACAGAGATTTCAGCAAACACAGCCTTTGGAGCAGGATTAAAGGTTTTGACTAGGGGTGCGGATGTTCGCAATGACATAATTCTTAACTATGGCAATAATTTTGGTTCACAGAAAAGCGCAATTGATTTAGACAGCATTGCAACCTTTGGTTATCGAGGCGAAACGATCAATACAGTTTTGCATGATGCCACCGATGCTCAAGCTGTGGCTAATCGCTTTATTTCGCTTAGATCCTATCCAAGAGCCTTATTCGATAGCATTACATTTCCATTGACAAACTCAGCAATTGATGATGCAGACCGAGATGCCTTGCTTGGGATCTTTATTGGTCAGCCAATGCGTATAACAGACTTGCCGGTTCAGATAGCCCCATCAGGACAGTTTGAGGGTTATGTGGAAGGCTGGCGTTGGAGCACTAGATTCAACGAATTATTTTTAACCATAAATCTGAGCCCGATCGAATTCTCTCAAGTTGCAGTTCAATGGGAGCAAGTATCAGCCTCAGAGGCATGGAACACTTTATCCGCTATACTAACATGGGAAAATGCGATTGGAGCAGTAGCCTAATATGGCAAACACTACGAACTATAATTGGGAAACACCGGACGACACCGATCTGGTTAAGGATGGCGCAGCTGCAATCCGCACGCTTGGTTCATCTATTGATACAACAACTAAAAATTTGAATCCGGAAACAACAACTGGCGACATTGCTTATAGATCAGCAACAGCAAATACAAACACACGACTTGCAATTGGAACAACTGGACAAGTTTTAACTGTTGCTGCTGGCGTGCCATCTTGGGCAACACCAACAACAGGTGACATTGAAGGCGTAACCGCAGGAACAGGAATTAGCGGTGGTGGCACTTCTGGCACAGTAACTGTCACAAACTCAATGGCAACAGCAATAGATGCTAAGGGCGATTTAGTAGTTGGTACTGGAGCAGACACTTTCGCACGTTTAGCAGTAGGCGCAAACGACACAGTATTAACAGCAGATTCATCAACTGCAACAGGATTAAAATGGGCAACCCCTGCTGGTGGTGGTTCAGGACTTACTTTAATTGAACGCTCAACATTTTCATCAACAACTTCAATAATTAGTGGGGCGGCTTTTAGTGCAACTTATGATAATTATTTAATTTTGCTGAATTATACAACTTGTGCCTCTACTGCGAATTTTGATATTAGGCTGCGATCTGGCTCAACAACAACAACTGCTGGCTATTATATGACTAGATGGGAAGTAAATAGCAATAGCGAATCGGGTGCAGGTAGTGCCAATAATGCTGCTTCTTGGGCAATTGGTAGTCTAAGACCTTCACTTGGACATTATGTTGTGCTTAATGTAGGTAATCCATTTGCGACAGAAAGAACTTATGTTAATACTGTTATCTATGATAACTTTAACTCAGGTGGTACAGTCGCAACTGCACAATTCAAATCTGGTGTTTTAGACAATGCCACTTCTTATGACAAAATTGACATTGTAAACACTCAAAACTCAACTGGTTATTATGCAATCTATGGCTACGCTAAATAAGGAGAAATTATGACTAAACAAACCGAAATTGCAGAATTAAAAAAAGAGTTTTTAATTTTAACTAGATTTGATAATGGAGTTGAAATTCAATTATCTGGCGCAGAATATGATGCACAAATTGAGAGTATTTGGCAAAGTAGAAAAACTGAATTTGAAGCAAAAGCCGAAACCGAAGCAAGAGCCGAAGCCAAAGCAGCAGCGCAATCTAAACTTGCTGCCCTTGGATTAACTACTGAGGATTTAAGAGCTTTAGGTCTTTAGCATAATCTTGAGGAATTGTGCCGATGAAACCCTACCTATCTAAAGCAGCTGTGCAATTACGGGAGCAGATTGATGATTCCTTCCCAGAGCGTAGCCGTAAATCTGATGGGTGGATTGGTGATGCTAGACATAGCACACGAAAGAGTGATCACAACCCAGACACAAATGGATGCGTGCGAGCAATTGATATTGACGCTCGGCTTTCTGACGACAAAGGGCTTTCAGCATATTTGGCAGATCAAATTCGATCATACGGGAAAACCAATGGTCGCATCAGTTATGTAATACATCAAGGCAAAATTGCTTCGCCAATTCTTAGATGGCGTTGGCGCAGGTTTTCTGGCAATCCTCACCAACACCACATCCATATAAGTTTCAAGAAAGATGAAGATAAGAATTCTGAGTTTTTCCATATCCCACTACTAGGAGGCAAGGCATGAAACTATCAAACAAACACAAGGCAGCAATTAAGTCATATTTAAGAGCTGTGGCTGCTTCCGGTATTACTGTCCTGTTGGCAATTGTTGCTGACATCAGACCAGAGTTTGCAATTCTTGCTGGTGCATTAGTTGCACCTCTTGCTAAGGCACTTGATCCAAAGTCTGGCAAAGAAGCTGATTATGGACTTAATGCGAAATGACAGCCAACGAATGGGTTGGTATCGCCGTTGGCGTATCCGCCATATCTACAAGTTTGTTGCTGGGTCTGCGCTGGGTTATTAAATCCTACTTACAAGAATTAAAACCCAATTCTGGAAGTTCGATCAAGGATCAAATTACAAGACTTGAACAGCGTGTCGATGATCTGTTTGTCTTAATCAGTAAGCGATAATTTTAATTATGGCGAACACTCGAAAACCTATCAAACGCAAAAAGATCAATCGTCGTGTCGTTCGCCAAACTCCTGAGCCATTAAGCAAAATCGATCAGCATTATTTGGCTTTGCACGAATGTTACAAAGCAGCTAGAAAAGCAGGATTTACGCCTGAACATGCTTTCTGGCTTATGACTGAACATAAGACTTTTCCTGATTGGGTCGTAGGCGATG